GGTTCCGCTCGGCAGCCCGGTTCGATCGGGCACAGCACCAGGCGTGACGGGCAAGGCAAACAGCGCACCAAGTCCGAACCCGAAAGGCTCCAGGAGATCGATACCGGTCACGACGCGCCGGCCTTGCAGAACGGGCAGATCATCAATGGCGAGATCGAACGACCACGCCTGACTTGTCGGGTTGTAGCGCAGCCGCATGGTGACGCGACGGCCGGACAGGATTGCTCCGAACTGCTGATCGGGCGCGTCGGTTATGGTGAACTCGATCATGAGGGGCCTGCTAGAACTCGACGATAGCCTGCGCGATGCACCGGCATTGAACGGGCTGGCCGGGCGGCAATCCGCCCTCCGCGCCCGTAGGCTCCCCGTAGGCATAGACCTTGCCGTTCAACGCCCGATGCCGAGCACGGACGCGCTCATCTGCGCTGGTTCGCCATGTATATTTCTCGATCCCCGCCTGGTGATGCCGAAAGCGGTTCAGGTCCGAGTTGAGCTTGGACATCTGATCTCTGGCTATCAGGACCGCGCGCTTGTCCGAAACACCGAAATCGGCGGCAATCTGCTTCCTGAGCTCGCTGACCGGCGTTCCGTTGAGCAGTGCGGTCGTGACGGTCTGTTGCACCCGCTGAACCGCGCCCTCCCCGAGGCTGCGGATCAATCCCGCGTTTCGGGTGGCGGCATTGCGCAAGAGCTCTTCAAGGTCTTCACTGCGGACGACTGCCGAAAGATCGACCCCCAGCACCCGTTTGGCCGTCGCCATAAAAGACCGACTGTGTCGCCGTGCTTCCAGACCAAGGATGCGACCGACGGTTTGCGTCGCCATGTCCGCAAGAGTCCGGGCGAATTCTCCGAGCCGTCGGAAGACATCGTCGTCCATGTCCTGCTGCAAGCGGCGCTGGAGCTTCGCTTGCTCGATTTCGCGTTCAACCATCGGGATAACGTTCTCCCGAACGGCTTGCGCAAGCAGGCGCAGGAGCTGCCTGAGTTCCTTCAAATAGGCCACTTCGTTGCCGACTGAGGAATGGATAACGGGCAGGACGACGCGCGTTCCGGAACGTCGCGATGCCAGGGAATTGAGCTTGTAGCTAAGCATTATTTCTTGGTCAGCTTATCGCACCAGTTGATCCGCCGCGCGCAGCGGTTCTTCGGGCAGACATACGGAACGGCCAGCCCTTCGCTGACCATGATCTGGCTGATCGCAACGCCGTTGATCGTCATCGTGGCCAGAGTGCGCCTGTAGCGGTCCCTGGCGCCGTCCGTCTTAAGATCCACGCCCTGGTCGCTCAGGAGTGAGGCGAGGCGCTCCTTGGCCTTGATTCCGAGCATGCGCTCGGCCTTGCACTGGGCAAAGAACGTCTCGGGCGTGTCGTAGTCGATCAGGCGGTAGGTGATCCCTTGCCGCTCGACCGTATCGCCATCGATGACCCGCCATCCCGTCTGCGCGAAAGCAGGCTGCAGGGCCATCATGAGCGTGAATCCGAGGACACAGGCGAGAACGCGTCGCATCGCGAGATTACCCATCGTTTTGCTCGCTGATCGCAACACCGCCGTTCGTCGCAGGGAGGCTACTTCCGCTTTCGCCCTCGTAATCCGGCAAGCCGCCTGCTTCCTGCATGGCATTCTCAAAGCCTGGGTAGACTCCGTCCTCAATAAGCTGGTTTTGTACTCCCTTGGCCAATGCTTCCAGCGGGAAGAGGCCAGTGGTTACGTAGACCTCCGTGGTCTGCGCCCGCTTGTGGTCGACCTCGGCTTTTTCTGTCTCGGACAATTGCCAAAGCGGAGAAAATTTATACCACACTTCGGCCGGACGGATTCCGAGTGCATGCCTGATTAGGATCTCATCCAGACTATCAAGCGCCGGCCGCAATTCGACATTTTGTCGAGCGGATATATGATCGTAGTAGTTGCGAATGTCGCTCTCGCCCGTCGAGTTAAGTCCGGCCGGAGACTGCCCAAGAAGCCTTGTTACCGGTATATCCGCCGCGCCAGCTGCTATCTGAAGATACATGCGAAGTAAGTCTGGAAAGGCAGAAAAGTTAAGTTGCTTCTGCTCCCAAGTTTCGCCTTGGGGTTCTCCGTTCTTGCCATCGCTACCTTCCAGAAGCAGCATGTTGAACATGCTCTTCATCTGATTGGCATAGGCGAATCGGGATGTCAGCCGTTCAGTACTGTCCACTGTCGAAAGATGCTCGGAAAGTCCCGGCACCCGAATGATATCGGTCTTCATTTCCGGCAGGAGGCTGGCCACATGGCTCTGCGAAGAGGCCGCATTCTGAACAGCATCATAGACGATCTGCAAGACCGAGTCGCCCCAAGCAGCTTTGATCGAAACTGGATCAGGAAGGGCAGATCCGATAAATCGGATCACCCTTGACGGATGAATAATAGCCCGCCGGGACTGATCCTCTGGCGTGACGATCTCATAGTACTCTGGGGTACCAAACCTCGGCGAGGCTATATCCGAATTCAAAGGTCCAGCGACGATTTCCCACTGATGAAACACATGGATGTAGTCAATGCACCCGGCCGTAAGCCGATCGATCATTAGTGGCTCGTTTACCTCGCCTTGGCTTGATCCGATATAGAGGACTGAGCCACCGTAGAGACGGGCCAACTGCAGCGCCCGCGAGATTTTCTGCTGAACACCTAGTGTACGCTCGGCTTGTTCCAACTTCTCAATGTCGTCTTCCTTTGCCTGCCACTCTCTCCATTCTCGGGTCATATCGAAAGGAATAATGTCGATAATTTTGCGAGCCAGCCATTCGGAGCGATACATCGCCTCCAGCTCGCTCCGCGTGAGAAGATGAAGGACAAAGTTATTCCCTGTCACCTTGTCCTTGGGTGTGCGCAGCCCACTGATTAGGTTCTGAATTTTATCTATGACCCACATCAGACAACGTCCAACATGCCATAAGGCCGACTGCCCAACATCAAGTGGGAAACGCCCCAAACGAGAGCATCGAGACGATCCGGGCTTTTGCTTCCGACATATCCAGAGGCCGCCATGTTCACCATCTGCTCCTCAAGCTCCGTGAACTGGCCAACGTGCTTGACGTCATCCTGTTCATAGAGAGACGAAACGGGCTCGGCTCTGACTGCCTTACCCCGCGACGCAGTTACGAGTTTCACTGGCACACGCCTATCGGCTGTCTTAATCACATGCTCGACCATGGACCCGCCGAAATTTTTCTCGGCAATGATCGCATCAGCCTCGAACTCTTCGTAGGCGTCGACAGCCATGCGCCCCCATCCTGCCGGGGCCAGCCGTACAGAGCGATCGGCGAGCACATAAGCCTTGCCATCTACGCCCTTGCCGGCGACGATAATACCAATCTCGTCAGATCTCTTGTCCTCGGCACCGGCAGCGCCGGACGGGTCAACTGAAACGACAATCCGTTGGAGCCTTGGGACTTCCTGCTTTTCACAACGGTTCCGCTCGATGACATCGAATGTCCAGAGAGCCCCATCGACTTCAGGAACCCACTCTCCTTCAAGAAATCGCTTCCGCTGCTTTTCGGGCAGGCTCGCAAGCGTCTTGAGATACTTCTCCGGGAGATTGGCTGCGTTGTCCTCTGGATTCAGCATCATCTCCGCGTAATCAGCAGGGTCGACGACGGGCCGCCCGGTTTCGGGATCTCGCTTTTCCTTGAAGAGTCGGTAAGTCCAATGCCCGGTGCCAGGCGGATTACAATCGTACAGGGCCCGGTTGACCAAACCAGGGATATTCTGTGCCAAGCGGGTCTGTGCTACGAGAACTGAAGAATACGGGATCTGTGAGCACTCGTTGAAGTAGAGCGTTGCATACTCCTGGCCGAGGATTTTCTCCACTCTGTCCTTATCGTCCAGGCCCGCCATCCATATCTCGGATCCGTTCGGCAAACTCACAAAGCCATCCTGACGATGATCAACGAAAGGGACGTCTGGGAGGCAAAGCCGCCGCACCTTTGGAAGAGTATCAAGCCAGATTGATGCCCTGACGGCATTGCCACGGAACCGCAGGATGGCGTGCCTAGAATTCGGGAAGCGAGCGGCTCGAATAGCGACGGCTCGAACGAGAAGGAAAGTTTTACCTGATCTGGACCCGCCACGAAGCAACGTATGGGTTTGAGCCCCACCCAGGAGGTCCCGTGCCGCTTTCTGCTTCGGGGTTAAATCATACCTTTTCGTCCTCGGGGTCGATGATGACATTGATTCCGCTGACTTTCAGCTTGTCCTCGAAGATGCCGAGGTGACGCCCAAGGCTGACCAAGGCGGCTTGCTTGTCATGCATCTTGAAGGCAAGGCCCTCTCTGGTTTGCTTCACTTCAGCTATGGCTGCGGCTGTCTCTGGGTCGATCTCGTCCGAAGGGACAAGCGCCATTGGTGTATGGGCTTTTACCGGAATGGCCTCATTGTCCTCATCATCGTGGCCAGCAACTTTTAGAAACTCATCGGCCACTTCCGGAGAACACCGAACCATAACGGTCTCACCCCACTTCACCGCCTTGCGAATATCAGAGAAT